TGGCGCGGGCTTGGCATTAACGGCGACAAGGCCGGGAGTGGTGAGAAGGTTTTGACAATGAACGCTTCCCTTGCTGATGTTGTCGAATTCGTGCAAGCCGCCCCCCGCTTGCCGGGAGCTAGTGACGCTTCTGTAACGGAAGATGCTAGCGCGGCTTGGGATGATAACAGTGGCTATAAAGGGGCACTGAGATTATCGGAGGCGGGATGGCCCAAGGGCGTTAAACAGATGAAGGAATTCGCAGTAGAAGCGGGCGAAAATTACGACACTATGCCCGCCTTCACGTATGACATTGCGGGAGCCTTTCCTGATGTCGGGAGCTATTGCGCGGGGGATCCAGAGCATATGGCCCTGCCGGGAGAAATACAGGGGAAACCAGTTTGCCGGATTCTGGTAGAAGTAGGGAAGGCTCATTTCGTCAAGGCGTCTAACGCCATGCGGTACGGAGTAGCTATTTTGGGGGCTGTTAATAGCCTGATGATGGCGGGCGTTACGGTAGTGCTAGACGGGAGTCGCTCGGGGGGCTGTCAAGGCACGGACCTTTGGCATCAATGGATCTTCCCATTGGGGGGCGGGGATCAAGTAGTTGATCTTGATAGGCTGGCCTTTGCGCTGGCTCACCCGGCATTAACCCGCCGTATAGCTTTTGCTTACATGGAAAGAGTCAAGGAGCTGGTGCCTTATACTTCCGGTTATCTTGCCAATTACGGCGGGGGGCTTGTTTGCGGCGATGATTATGACATACACTTCCCCCGCTTGGGAGATAAGCGGGACTGTAACAGCGCAGCCAAGGCACGGGAGAAGGTCGAAGGGATTATCAGGGAAGCAGGCTACAGCAATGACTAACAGCAAGCCCCAAGCCCGCAGGATAAGCAAGCGGAAACAAGCCCGCAGGCATCGCAAGGAGGAACGAAGGATAGCGCGAGAGTTAGTCCGGTTGAATACGGATTATAACAAGCCCTATTGGTACCAACTCGAACAATAGCCCCGAAGCCCGAAGACAAGCCCCCGGCATAGACCTTGCCGGGGGCTTTTTTGTTTGTTACAGTAGCCAAAAAAAAATAACCGAAGCTACCAGGTATTCACATTTTGCAAATTTTTGCTTGGATTTTCTTCGAGATTCCCAAGCCCAAAACAAGCCAAAAAAAAGTATCAATAGGGCTTCGAAGTCCACAAGCCCCCCCCGTAAACTTGTAACAATTACCCATACTTCCCAAGCAAGCCAGCCCCCGGCAGGCCCTAGACCTAGTACTAGGCCTAGTACTAGAGACTAAGCCCCCGGCCTAGTACTAGACAAGGCCCAAGGTCCAAGGCTATAGTAACAAGGTCCAAGGTCCAAGGCCCAAGGTCCAAGGTCTAAGCTAGTGCCACAAGCCAATAGGGCGGGAGTATACGTCAATTCAGCCCCAATCTCTTGATGTTACAGCCGTTACAAGCCACAAAGCCCGCCAAGCCCCTTGTCTTGCCTTGTCAGGGCCAAAGCCCCCTAAGTCCATGCCTTTGCCTATGGGCCAAGGGCTTCGGCCATTGCAGGGCCATTGCAGGGGCTTAGACGGGTTTAGGCCTTGCTTGACGGTCGATACTAACTATAACAGGCATTATCGTTAGTATAGGATTATTGGTCGGGAAGGGCCTAAGTCCTTGTGTTACAGGATGTTACAGGCTTGCCGGGATTGTAACAAGGTGAAGCGCGCCGGGGGGCGGCTAACTTCGATCGAACCCGAATATACTCCCGTCCAAATGCCTTGCCATTGAGGACCCCCTTGTTACTCAGTTACATCGACCCGCCTTGGGGGGGGCCTTTGTATATCCGGCTACGCCCCTAAATTTTTGAAATTGACAAGAGGGGTCTGTTACAGTAACCTTCGGGTATGGCAACTTCATTTACGGAAGAGATGTTCAATACCGATAGCCGGTGGCCTTCGTTCTCGTTTGGCGAGTTGAAGTGTTCCCATACCGGAGCCTGTGTGATGGACGAGGCGTTCTTGGATCGGTTACAGGCCCTGCGTAACGAGGTCGGGCCGTTGCTCGTTAGTTCGGGGTATCGTTCGGTGGCGCATCCGGTGGAGGTGGTCAAGGGTAAGCCCGGCACCCATACGATGGGGCGGGCGGTGGATATTGTCTGTCGAGGCGAGAAGGCGTTGGATGTACTGAGGTTTAGTTTGCAGTTAGGGTTTACAGGCATTGGCGTGAAGCAGCATGGCAAGGAAGGGCGGTTCTTGCATTTGGATGACCTGACCTCGGACGCCTATCATGGGCCTCGGCCTACGGTCTGGAGTTATTGATATGCAGATAAAGGATAAGCACCGCGAGGCGATTCAGATGATGATACTGGATCGCTATAGCCGCCGCCGCCAGACGGGTCAGATTGCCCAGCAGGTCGGGGTGTCGCGCTCGGCTATTACGCAATGGAAGAACGACGAGGAGTTCAAGGCAGAATACCAGAAACAGCTTCGTATATACCAACAGGACTTCTCCGATATTCGCCTTGCGGATCGTAAGGAGCGGGTCCAGGTCTTATCGGATATGTTTGAGCATATACCTTCGCAGCGGGTTAGCTTGCGGATGAAGGTATTGGAGCAGATCCGCATTGAGGTAGGGGATGACCGCATACAGGTTGAACATACCGTGGAGGTGAAGGGGCCGAATATGCCGCCCCGCGCCGAGACCTATGCGGAGTGGATCAAGCAAAACCAGCAGATGTTGGAAGCAGTGCCGGAGTCGGAGTCGGTTGAAGCGGATTTCGAGGTAGAGGAGTAGGTTAATGCCTTGGCAGCCGCAGCCCGGACCACAGGAGAAGGCTATACGCGCTTCTTTTGTAGATGAAATCTTCTTTGGCGGCGCACGGGGTGGGGGTAAGACGGATTATTTGCTCGGAGATTTCGCGGCTGATATAGAGCAGTATGGCGAGCATTGGCGGGGGGTGTTGTTTCGCCGCACCTACCCCGAACTGGACGAGATCGTGGACCGCAGCCGTGCGATCTACTTTGATATGTTTCCGGGGGCCGAGTACAAGGTCGGTTCCCATACGTGGCACTTCCCCGGTGGGGCTACGCTCAAGCTACGTCATATTGAAACAGAATTAGATGCCGACCACTACCAAGGCCACCAATATACGTGGATCGGGTGGGACGAAGTGGGTTCATGGCCTAACCTTAAAGCCTACCATAGACTCAAGGCTTGCCTGCGCTCGGCCCATGCCGTGCCCGTCAAGCGTATTCGTGTCACTGGCAACCCCGGCGGCCCCGGCCATAACGAGGTAAAGCGGTATTTTGTCGATGCCGCCGAAGAAGGCCACCTGACGATGGGGCAAGACAAGATGTCGCGGATGTATATCCGCAGTCTTGTTACTGATAACAAGGTATTGTTACAAAGTGACCCCGGTTACATTGACCGGTTGAAGGCGGTAGGGGATGAGCAGTTAGTCAAAGCGTGGTTGGCCGGGGATTGGGACGCTATGGTAGGGGCGTTCTTCAGTAACTGGTATGGGGATAAGGTCATCGTGCCTTCGTTTAACATCCCCAGCCATTGGCCCCTGTTTGGCGCACTTGATTATGGGGAGAGCGCGCCAAGTTCCTTTGGCCTATATACCGTGGACCATGATGATAACATATACCGCATCACGGAATACTACCAAGGCAATGCCTCGGCTTCGCAACATGCCGATAACATTAATACTATTATTGAGGGCTGCCCCTTCACGGAAGGCCGTCACCCGCAAGCTATTTATGCCGATCCGAGTATTTTTGTAAAGCGCAGGCTCACCGAAGCGATGAACCGCTCGCCCGCCGATGTCTTTGGCGAGCATGGCCTTTGGTTGACGCGAGCCAACAACGATAGGGTCAATGGGTGGCGTATTTGTAACGATGCCCTTATAAACGAGCGTTTTTACTGCTTCGCGGGTTGGAATGATGCGCTATGTAGGACGGTGCCTACGCTGCCAAGGTCATCGCGCAACCCCGAAGACCTCGACACCCATGCCGAGGACCACGCCGCCGATGAGTGGCGGTATGCTATGATGCACTGTTACAAACCCCATGCTGCACCCGATGAGCAGCAATACGAAGGCACGGGCGAGCAGGCCCTCGACTCCATCGCCCAGGGGGGCAAGCGGAAGGGTCGCTACAACACCGGGCTTTGACTTTTGTTACAAGTGTTACTATTTTAAAAATAATGGAACAAAAAACGACCTACGGGGCGTTGTTTCCTGTGGGCATACGATACGAGCAAGCTATGAAGGGTTTTAATGGAACGCCCAAGCCGAGTAAGTCCAAGCCTTCCGGTGCCAAGCGCGTCAAGCCGATGCCCGCAGGCGGTGATACGATGAAAAAGGGCAAAGGGTCCAAGTAATGCCTAAAGTTGGTGGTAAGTCTTATAGCTACGATGCCAAAGGCATGGCCCAGGCCAAGGCCGCCTCTCAACGCAGTGGCCAGCCCATGACGAATGCCCGCAAGAAGAGCAGCGGGGCCAAGGGCTTTAACGGCACCCCCAAGCCGCAGACGCGCAAGGGCTAATGAAGCAAGCCGACATAGAGTTCTGGCGCGGTGCGATTGAAAACACCAAGGTGTGGATGCGTGCGCGTCATAAGGTATGGCGCAGGCTGCTAAACGCCTATGAGTTGGACTTTGAGGTAGCAGGCTTGCCCGCCGACAAGACGGTCAGGGTCTCCCGCTTCTACCCCCTGTCGCGGCAGATCATCGCCAGCATCAGCTACAACTACCCCCATGTATTTTTCCATGTGGAGGAGCAGGGGAAAGAGTTTGCCTCGGAGATATTAGAGCGCGTGGCCAACGCCGCCTTGGAGCAGATGGACACCAAGGCCGAGGTGCAGCAAGTTATTTTTGATGCGCTGTTTTGTAACGTGGGCTGGCTGAAGTTTGGTTACAACCCGCCGGGTGACAAGGACATGGTCGCGCCCTATACGATTAATGACGCGCTTTCCAATGACTTCCCGTATGTCCACCGAGTCAACCCGTTTAATATCTTTATCGACCCCCTCACGCCGCCCCATAAGTTGTCACATGCCCGTTACATCATTGAAAAAATGGTGGTGCCGCTGGAGTATGTGCGCCAAGATGACCGGTTCGTCAACAGTCGGCAGATCCAGCCCATTGACGAGGAAGAAACGGGCGATACCCTTCTTGGTGACGTAGAAAGCGGAGCAGCGAGCGAAGAAGCTGATGCCATAAATGAAGCTAAGTCCCAAGGCAAAATGACGGTCCTATACGAGATCCATGACCGTATGCACCGTAAGCGCATTACTTTTGCCGAAAGCGTCAAAGAGCCTATTGAAGAAATAGACCATCCGATGCTGGCGATGCGGCCCGTGACTGTTCCCGACCCGTTTACGGGTGAGGAGATGATGACGGGCGAGTTCGAGCCAGAGGGCGGCTACTTAACTAAGGGCGGCTTCCCCTATTACGCCCTACAGTTTGACCAGACCCAGGAATCATTCTACGGCCAGCCGCCGATGGCCTATGCCGAGGACACGCAGAAGCTGATTGTTGAGTCTATATCGCGGCGAGCCGATCTTCTCAAGCGGTTCTCCCGCACGGTGCTGGGGGCAAGGCGCGAGAGGGATGCTAATGCTGATATTGGCGAAACGCTGGAGCAAGGCCGCGATGGCGATATCATATGGGTAGAAGATCCCAATTCGTCGTTTCGTGCGATGGACTTCGGCAACCCGCCTCCGGATCAGTTGGGGATAGAGCGGGATGCGCGAGAGTATGAAGAGCAGTCGCTGAACGTCAGTCAGATGGCGATGGGGGGCGGGCCAAAGCTAACCGCCACGCAAGCCAGCTTACAGGCGAGCTTTGGGCAGTTGAACCGAGAGTGGATGCAGCAACGGGTAGCCGAATGTTACAAGACTACCGTCCATAACACGCTGCGGATGATGGCCGATGCTCGCTATACCCCCGAAGAGTTCTTAGTCAACGTAGCACAGGATGAGATGGAGCCGGTCTTTGAGGCTGTTACGTCCGATATGTTACGGGTCCGCTTTAAGATTGACATCGTAGCAGGGTCCACTTCGCCCATCACTGAGCAATTAGAGCGAGAAGATGCGCTGGCTTTATTTAACTACACCATACAATTACCGGAAATAAACCGAGCCGAGGCTATAAAAGGGCTACTGAAGGCGTTTAAGGTCAGTGACCCGGAGAAATACCTTGGCAAGCAGGCTGATGCCGACGCTATGAAGCTCGCCAGCATGGAGAACGTGGCGTATCTGATGAAGGGGGCCAACCCCAATGTAACACCCGAAGAGAATCATCAGATTCACATGGGCATCCACGGTCAGATACAGACCTTGCCGGAGTTTCAGCAACTTCTCCCGCCGCAGCAACAGCAAGTCATGGCCATTGCCCAGCAGCATCTTCAGCAACACACGCAGGCGTTACAGCAAAAAGCACAGGGCCAGGGCGGTGGTGGGGCGGCGGCCGAGGCCCCCAACCCCGAAAGCAGGGAAGTGCGCGAGCGCGGCGGCCAAGAAGGCAACATCGTTTCTATGGTGAGGTCGCAGGCACAGGAGATGTCACAGCAAATTCAACGTGCGCCGGGGCAAAACTAATGATATTCCATGATTTTAGGTGCAGCGAATGTAACAATTTGCAAGAAGATGTAACATTTGCCACCATAAAAGACATAAAACGTGAGATTGATTGCAACAGTTGCGATGGAACGGCTAAAATGACGTTCCGCAACGGCAATACCATCCACCAAACCAATTCCAGCATGTATGGCCAATACCACGGCGGCTTTGGCTGTGTGGTGGAGAGCTATTCTCATAAACAGCAGTTACTGAAAAAATACAACGTAGTAGAGTCCTCGGACCCCGTTGGCGGCTCGCGCTGTCATCAAAAGTCCGAGAACGACTTGCAAAAAACCAAGGTTGACGGCCCCCAGTGGTCTTTCGGGGGAACACCCGCCGAAGCTGCACAGGCCGCTCAACGGCAAATGGAGGAATAAGCAACCATGTCCGAAGCAATACTGGATTTGGACCCCATATCAGACGACGAGGCCACTTCGTCGGACTCCTTGGACGGTTCTGCGGATATCACCACTACCGTAGAGCTTTTCCCCGAAGATACTCCGAATGAAACCTCTTCAACCGATACTGGACACTCTGAGTCAGAAGGTGCCGAGACATTTGACCCGAACACGGTAGATTGG